GTATTTCATTAAAATACCCCCAATACTGGGTGTCCAGTATTGGGGGTACATATCAGTTGTAGGCCTGCTTTAATTTGAATGGAGGGCACAATGCAGGTTTTATTGAGTAGGATAATCGGTATATTGCGGGAAGTGAAAGATGAAGAAACGCTGGCTGTCATATACAGTTTTATCCTTGGACTTGTAGACGAAGATTGATTTTTTATTTGCTGCACTAATTTAAAAGGCATAGCAAAATCCCCCGTACCGCGGATGGTACGGGGGATTTTTTATTTGCCGGTTATTTGCTTTTTGCCAGATTGTGAACGAAATCTTCAAATAAAGTTTTCATCTCGGGCGGCAGTTTGAGATATTCCAAAAATAGATTCTTGGTAAACTCATCATCTGTCTTCAGCAGCTTGCCAACTTGCAGTGCTAATTCTTCGTTGGTCGTGTTCCTGGCACGGAACATATTTCCTTCGCCAGTACGTAGCCAATCTTCATTAACATAGAACACACGGCAAATATCACGAATGGACCTATCAGTTATATTGTAAGTACCGTTTTCATAGTTGGCAAGCGTGGACCGTCCTATTTGCATTTTCTCTGCGAACTCCTGCTGATTTAGTTTTAAAGCTTTGCGCAATAGCTTTAAACGCTCATTCATTACAAACCACTCCTTTCTAGTGTTGCCACCAAACATTACGTGCTTATTTTAACATATAAAGAAAAAAAGTACAAGAAAAATGTTTGAAATAAGAAATACATATTGACGCAAATAGAAGAAGAGAGTATAATAAAACCATGATATATTTGATGCAAGCTATAAAAGTTTGAGTAAAACAGATTGCTGTATACTGTTTCTTGTATCTTACAAAAAATGGAGGTGAGAACAATGGAAGTAAAAGAGATGCTTGCTGAAAAGCGTGTAAAGCGCACGGCGGTTGATATGTCCAAACTTAAAGCGGACGGCCTTATGGTTGCGGCCGCATATATGCAAGGCTTGCAAGCTGCCGTAAAACTGTGTGAACAGCAACAACAGGTAGTCGGCCAGTAGTAGGGCTGAAATAGAAACAAGCCCCGCGCCTAGCGTCGGCGCGGGCAGGAGGTGTGCTTTGAATAAGAACACTGACAAGGATATGCAGCGAATCATGGCGGCTGTCTGCTGTGACACACTGGAAAAGAAAGCCGAAAAGGAAAAGCGCGCTGGCGTTATTGAACGCATGAATCAGCGTTACGAAACGGCAATGCGCTTTATGAAAAGGAGGAAATAGAAATGCTTGGAAACGTTCCTATTAAAACGGCTGCACGGCTCATGCAGAAAAGCGAAATGTTTGTGCGCTGTGGCTTGCGCTGCGGAGCCTTGCCGTTCGGTGTGGCCTTCCACGCGAGCAGTAAAAAGAACTGGACTTATCATATCAGCCCCGCAAAATTTTCCGCATACATGGGCATTACGCCTCTTGAATTGGAAGAAGAAGTGTGGAGGTATGACTGAGTGACTAAGAAGAAAAGAAGATGTGTTGTATGCGGCAAAGATTTGTCGCACATGAACTTCTCTAAAGTAGTAGATAAGGAAAGCGGCCTGCTTGTTACCGTGTGCAGCGGAGGCGAGTGCTGGCGCAAGATTGTTATGAAAGGATGGGGCAAATGAGTAAGACTACTAAGGCTTTTATTATCACTGTTATTCTGCTTGCTGGTCTTGTCTTTCTGACCGGTGGCAGCGCCGCAAAGATGGCTGCTAGGGCACATGGTTTTTTGTTCCCTAGTTATAAGCAAACGTTGGTTGCCTACACCGTAGGCGAGGGACAGACGCTGTGGGAGATTACCGGGCGTTACATGGACCAGCAGGATAAATACCGTGATTGCCGTGAGTTTATGCACGACATAACAGAGTACAACAATCTGAACGGCGTGAAGTGGTTGCAAGCGGGACAACAAATTGTTATTCCGTTATATAAAGAAATTTAAGGAGGCATGAAAATGAAGGGCAAATTAATTATGACCGTCGAACAGGCGGCCGACCGCGTGGCGTGGGAACGCGTCCGCAATAGCGGTATCGGCGGTAGCGACGTAGCCTGCATCATGGGACTTAATCCCTGGAAAAGCGCTTACGCACTCTACGCTGAAAAACATGGTGACGTTGAGCCAGAGGACCTTTCCAATAATGAATTCGTTTATTGGGGTACGGTGCTTGAACAGGTTGTAGCTGACAGATTCTGTGAGCTGACCGGCAAAAAGGTTCGCAGATGCGGCACATTGCAGGATGAAAGCTATGAGTTCATGCTGGCGAACGTTGACCGCCTTGTGGTAGGCGAGAATGCAGGCCTTGAATGTAAGACCGCGAACGGCTTTAAGTCGAAAGATTGGGACGGTGACGAGCTGCCAGACAGCTACTATTGCCAGTGTCAATGGTACATGGCTATTACCGGCTGTGACAAATGGTACATCGCCTGCTTAATCGGCGGCAACCATTTTGTATGGAAAGAAATTCCCCGTAACGATGAGTTTATTTCAGATATGAGAGCGCAAGCGATTATATTCTGGAACAACCTGCAAAACGATATTCCGCCGGAGGTTGACGGCAGCGAAAGCACTGCCGCAACCATTGACAAAATGAATAAGGATAAGTTAGCGGTTGACAGTATCGCACTGCCTAGCGCAGCAGAACAATACATTAAGTGTATTGACGGACTGACGGCAACGAAAAAGGTACTGGAAGAACAGTTAGCGCAGGCACAAAACGCCTTGAAGCTCATGCTGAACGGCAGCGAAAGCGGCGTGTTTATGGATAGAAAAATTACCTATATACAGATTGCCGGAAGAGTAACGCTGGACAAAAAGGCACTGAAAAAAGACCTGCCGGACGTGTACGAAAAGTATGCCAAGGTTGGCAAGCCTAGTATGAGGTTCACGTTAAAATGAGCCTTACAGAGCAAGAGGAATTAGGCGTTATGCTGTTCCATAAGCGGAAAAAATTAAACATGCTGCAAGGCGATGTTGCTGCAATGGTTGGCGTAGAAAAGCCGACCATCAGCTCATACGAATGCGGCGTAGTTAAAAATATTGCATTGCGTACACGTGTAAAATTGGCACAAGCATTAGACTTGTCGCTGGAAGAAATTTTGTATGACAGTGAAAAAGATTGTTTGAAATTAAGGAGGTTAAAAGAAGATGGCAACTATTAACGGTATTCAAAAAAGAAATAATAGCAGTACTGCAAAGGCACCGTCGCCTTTAAGCTTAGCGATTAACAGCGCAGCGGTCAAAGAACGTTTCGAAAAAATGCTTGGTGAAAACGCCGGCAGTTATCTGTCTAGCGTGTTAACAGTATACAACAACGATAAACTTTTGCGCGCAGCGGATTATCATACTGTGCTTGCAGCAGCAGCTACGGCAGCAAGCCTCAAACTTCAAATCGTGCCAACTCTCGGCGAAGCATATATTGTTGCTTATGCCGGTATAGCTCAATTTCAAATTGGATACAAAGGTTTAATTCAGCTCGCTATGCGCAGTGGGTATATGAAAAAAATTATCATGGTGCCAGTTTATGAGGGAGAGTTGAAACATTGGAATAAATTCGATGAGACTTATGAACTCGGCGAAGCGGTAAGTGATAATGTAGTGGGTTACTTCGCGGCCATCGAAACAGTTGGCGGTTTTAGAAAAGCGCACTATTCAACCAAAGAGCAGGTACTTGCTCACGCAAAACGCTTCAGCAAGGCGTTCAATAAAGGACCTTGGAAAACTGACTTTGACGCAATGGCCTGCAAAACAGTCTTGTTGCCTATTTTGAAAACATATGCACCTAAGTCTATCGAATTATTGACTGCCTTTGAAAATGACGGAAAAGCTGCTGTGCTCAACGAAGAAACCGGCGAGGCTGAATATATCGACGTTGACGCAGAGAACGCTACAGAGCAAGCGCAGGAGCTTACAGAGGGCGGCAAAGTTGATACTGCTACCGGTGAAATCTTCACGGCAGAAGAAATTGAAGCAAGCATGAAATAATAAAAAACATCGGGGACAAAATGTCCCGAAAAGCGGGGACAAAATGTCCCCCAACTTTGGGACAAAATGTCCCCTAAAAATTTGAAAGGAGCGGGACAAAACGTTGAATGTAAAAGCGACACCGTGCGAAAAAAGTAAAGCAATAGTTCTTGTAGGTAAAGGACACTTTGGCTTCAGTAACAAATTTGCGGACGATTTAGAAGAAGCAAAGCCAGATGCTTTCGACTTATTCTTTGAGCTTATCAAGGGAGCAGCTGGACTTCATCTTCTTTCTATGTATTCGTATAGAAAGAGCAATCCGAAACGCTGGTATAGATTTTTGAAGTTCTGCAAGAAGGACGGAAGAATCAAGGTATACCGGAAGAACAATAAAATGGTGTACGAAGTACCTACATACTTTGAGGAGTAAAACATGGCTGGCAGGTATTATTGGTTAAAGCTCAACGAAAACTTCTTTGAAAGTGATGTCGTTGAGTGGCTAGAGGACCAGGAAAACGGTGAAAAATACGTACTCTTGTACCTTAAACTGTGCTTAAAGTCATTGAAAACTGACGGCGTACTTGTTCGGCAGGTCGGCAAAATGACTATTCAGCATACTGCTGAATCAATCGCTAAACAGACGCAATTTGATATTGAAATCGTCGAAAGTGCGCTTACTTTGTTTGAACAAATTGGCCTTATTGAGAAGAACGATAAAGGCGAAAGCTACTTGCCGGAGGTTGCTAACATGACCGGCAGCGGTAGTGCGTCAGAATCAGCGACGAAGAAAAAGACGCAACGTCAAAATAAAAAGGGACAAAATGTCCCCGAAAAGGGGGACAAAATGTCCCCAGAAAAGGGGGACAAAATGTCCCCAGAAAAAGGGACAAAATGTCCGACAGAGATTAGAGATAAGAGTATAGAGTATAGAGATAAAGAAAAGGATGATTATCATCATCCTAAAAGAAATGACGATGACAAGGCAAAAACACATACTGAAATTTTTGCCTTGTGGGAGAAAAACATGATGCCGCTTACTCCAATCGTCGGAGAAAAACTGCAAGCCTTGTTAGGTGAGGTTGGCGAAGCTGCCGTTGAGCAAGGAATACTAGCGGCGGTAGAGCACGGCGCAAGAAACTTTGCGTATGTGCAGACCGTAGCAAGAAACTATGCCAGCGGCAACAGCAAGAAGCAAGGCAGGAATGATTATACAGGCATGGACCTAGTGAACGAATTGTACGGAGACGAAGAAGATGCTGCAACAGCAGAGAATAGCCCAAACGATTGTTAAACTGCAACAGGCAGGAAAACGGATGCCGCAGGATATACGCCCCGGCTTTGACCGCCTGGAAGAAGCGAAACGAATCTTGTCGGAAACAGTAAACCTTTGGGCAGGAATTTTTAATCAGCAAAATATAGGCCTTGACCGGTGGGAGAAGGCAGAGCAGATTGCGCTTACTTTGACCAGTGCGAACGGCCTTAACGTAAATATCATCAGCCCGGCGCTGATGCAGGCTGCTTTGAAGCAGGCAGAGGAAGCTCATGTGCAGGAGAATATAAACCGCTGCAACATGGAGAAGTTGAGCGACGGCAAGCCGCTTGCTGATAGGCTGAACAGTATGCTGCTCAAATGGACAACGGCAAAGCTGGCAGAACACCGGCTCATTATGCCGTATATGCCGCAGGATAAAGCCGTATTTGAATACGGCCGGCAAATTGGCTTGAATGATAACGCTATTGACAATCAATTCCGTATCCTGCAATGCTACATGAATGACTTCGCGTACAGCCGCAAGCATCATGAACCTTGTAAAAGTAAGTTGCTGAAATGTGGCGATGAGCTTACTTTGGAGGTGCTGGCGTGAGGAATTGGGCGGCATGGGTCGGCATGAAGTACGGCACGTTGACCATTGAAAAGTTTTTAGGTTATGAGGACGCACGAAACACTTATTTTTTAGTGCGGTGCGATTGCGGAAAGACAAAAAAATCGTAGACAGTAAGGAGGCAAATATGCTGATTAAGATTGGCGAAACGCAATGGATTAAAGCAAAGAAAATAAATGCACTAAAAACATGTCAAAGAGGCATCAAGAAACAGTGGGATGTTTACGTGCATACAGACAGAGAGAAATGTGTCTATGGCACTTATGATACTAAGGATGAGGCCTTGCACATTCTCGATTACTTGGCTTCAACTATAAACAGTAAAAATAAATAAATAGCCCTAGGGTGCGGCGGCTGGGTTGCCGAATGGCAGTAGATGTTAGTTGCGAATAGGAATTGATGAATATTCGTAGCGAAGCCGTATAGCTGATGTCAAGAATCCCCACGCCGCCGCTTTTTATAAAAGGAGGTAGAAAAATGATTGACCACGAGAAATTAAAACAAGCGGTAAAACTGCTGGAAGAAAGCGGCGCTGATTACGCGCTTGGCTATGACTGCGGTGGATACACAAGTTACAGCGCATCTATGATACCAGACCACTGCAACATTTTTGACAGCCTTATGAGAGAGGTCATCATGGGAGCAGCAAGAGTTGTCTATATAAGCGATGGCGGACTGGGCGCTCTGCGAAGCTTAGATAGAATGAGCAAAGCAATTACGCATGCTCGTCGTGAAACACGGTTTAGAGCAGGTGAAGAAAGGGTGGAAAGCGATGATTGATTATAAGAAAGCCGAGCAGGCGGATAAATTGTTGTTGGAAAGCGGTGTCCCGTTTATGCTTGCTTACGATGATACTGCTAAACATATGATTTGCCGGGCGTTCGGTAACTATCCGACACTTAAAGAGTTTATCGTGACGATGATGGTGCAGGCGGTAGTAAACGTGCAGAGCAAATACGGCTAAGAAGCAGCTATGAAGGAATTGATGGGCATGATGACAGAAGCAGCACAACAGTATTGCGAAGAAACAAAGAAAGCAGCAGAGAAACATGAGGTGCTGAATTAATGAAACGCTACCTTGTATGGTGGGAAAGTATAGCGTTCCCCGATATGGGAATGCCGGACGGCGTATACGCTGAATCACCGGAAGAAGCAAAAGCGAAAGCAGAAGCGGAAGCGCCAGAAGAATTTAAGGCGGTCTATTATGTTGACTATGTGAAGGAGGTACAGAAATATGAGTAAAGGTTTAAGCGAATTTATGTATGGCCAGCTTGACGAATTGGAGGAATTGTTTAAGACAAAGCATGAGCAGTATTCCTCCGGCGCAGATGAGCTTGCTAATTTCCGCCGTGGCGCGCTTCTTAACGGACGCGGCGACGATGCAGAGGGAATGTTTGAGGAACTGAAAGCGTATGCAGCAAAGCATATCGCTTTTGTTTATACCCATGATATTCACGGCGATAAAATTGCCGAAAGTCTGAAAGACATTGCCGTATATAGTCTGATTGGCTTATACATGGCGGAGCTGGCGAAGGCTGAGGACGAAGAAACATATAGCCTGGGGCCTTGCCTTGATAGTGCTTTAATCGCAGCTGCAAACAAAAGCATTAAAGCTTTTCACGATTTACAAAATGAGCTTAATTCTTGCAATTCAGTACAGAAAAGCAATGAGGATGCAGAAAAATGAAATTAACATTTACGATTCCAGGCGAACCGACGGCGCAGGGACGGCCTCGCTTTTCTACTCATGGCGGATTTGCAAAAGCATACGACCCGGAGAAAAGCCGTAACTATAAAGCCTACGTCAAACTGTTAGCTAGTGAAGCGATGCAAAATATAGGGCTGACGCTCACGGAATTGCCGTTGCGAGTAGAGATAATAGCTGACGTGGGTATTCCTGCCAGCAAGTCGAAAAAATTCAAGGAGCAGGCTTTAAACGGCTTGCAGCTGCCGATTAAAAAACCCGATGTTGACAACGTCGCAAAAATTATTCTTGATTCTATATCTGGCATTGTCTATAAGGATGATAAACAGATTGTTAAACTTACAGTTTCTAAAAAATATAGTGATACGCCAAAAGTTGAGGTGAAAATTTATAATGTTGAATAATTGTTTGATACTTGGCTGGGTGAAATTTGAACCGGATGCAAAAGTTATGAAGAACGGCAAAGAGGTGTGCACTTTGGAAATACAGTGTGCGCGCCAATATCGGGATAAAGATAATAAGCGCGTTTACGATTACATTTCTTGCCGCTGCTTTGTGCCTGGACTGATTAAATATATCAGCAATTTTGTTACAAAAGGCTCGCAAGTTATTGTGGGCGGCCGCTTTCAGACTGATTTATACGTGGATAGGAACGGCAAAAATTCTAAAGCAAGCTACTTGCTGATGGAGCATTTGGAATGTGTCCGGATTGCGGAAAACACAGCGCCGTATCCTCCGAAAGAGGAACGGAAAGACCCGCTCGATGATGTGGACTGGTAAAGAAAATGGATTACGAAGAAGCAGCAGACCACGCAGAGAGTTTGTTCTTTGCCAAAAATGCGATTGGTAAAGCGGTTGTTTCCGCCAGGATGCAGCAGAGGGCGGAACGCTTGGAATTTGATATGAGGACCGGCGGCGATTCTACGGCACGCCTTGCGATTCAAGCAGTAACGCCGCTTGCTGCGGTTCGGTGTATTTATCTTGGGCAGGCGTTTTTGGTTTACCAGCCGGAAAAATGGCTGGATGTTATGGAACGTTCGCTTCTTCTGTTTCGGCAGCGGTTTGGTGACAAGTCTTATAAGGCGATTCAGCACCGGTATGTATACCATTGGACGGTCCGCAAAATCTCCGTTATGGATGAGATTAGCCCGCAGGTGTACGCGCTCCGCCGCCGCTCATTCATTGACGGCCTGCTCATGCTGGCGATTCAAGAAGGGCTATTACGGATTGACATAAACGCCAACAGCTTCCAGAAGGCCAGGGCAGAACAGAAGCAAGAAAAGTAAAGGCAGGCGCGCGGCGCTGTCGCTTCCCTAAAGTATGCGCTGCACGCACGGAAAAGGGCCGCCACGCATTCCAATCATGGCAGCCCTAGTGATTATACCTGTAAAACATTTCAACTTCAAAAATATATAGCCTGCTCGCATTTGCAGGATACAGAAAAGCCCCGGGGCGTTTGCCCTGGGGCTTGTGTTTTTTTATAATGCTTCGTTAAAATACCGGGCGGCGGTACAATTCGGTAACTTTTGCCGCCAGCTCATCTCTTATCATCCAACGAATAAGCGGGGACGTTGAGTTTTTAAATTTTTTGCACGCTTCTGCAACCAATCCCGCGCGCAATGCGTCAACTTCCCAAACGTGCAGCGGCGTGCGTTCTTTCAACGTGCGCGCGGTCCAATTAGTGGGCGGGTTCCAAAGCTGTCTGTAGTTGTCCGGCAGCCCTACGCCTTGACGCTTCCAATGGTTCAGCAACGCCAGGCGAAAAGTTGCGGCTTTCCAATTAACAGTTTGGCGGCCGCGCTCATTGTCAAGCCGGGCGCGGATAGCTTTCTGCTTTTTGATTTCGGCTTTCAAGCCGACAAAATTTTTCATGTTTTCGCTTCCTTTCAATAATAGCCCGGCTTGCGCCGGGCGGGCGATTCGGGGTTATAGTTCGACAACTTCCAGATATGCGCGGCGGCGGTCGTTGTCGATGATATACGGGCGGCAGCCGCTGCCGTCATATTGGTTAATTACGTCGGCTTGTTTAAAGCCGTCATAATCAATCACCGGGCAGCCTGCGTCATCAGCGTAAACGCTAGCGCCTTCCGGCAGCATCATGTAAACGCGGTCACTCGCTTCACTGTAAGCGACGGGGGCCAGGGAATAGCTTTCGTTATAGCCGCACTTCTGGTAGTCGCGCCAGCCGGGAAGAAGCACGCGGGGCGCTTCTTCGTCGTAACCAATGGTTTCGTATTGGTCGGATTCGGCCAGGTACACCATGACGGGGTAAAGCTTAACGGTTTCACCTTTGATAAGCTCGCCGCTTTCGGTGCAGGCGGTCGCTTCCCAATATTCACCGTTCCAGTCGCTTTCAAAAGCGGCGTAGCGCTGGCCTTCTTCATCGGCTGCGACAAAAAGCGCGTTGCAAACATTATTTCTGACTTCTTTCAACATGATTTGATTCCTCCTAAAAAATCGCTTCTGCCTTTTAATATTCTACACCGGCGGCTTTCCTGCCGGTGTAGTGGGCTGAATAGTTTAAAATGCTGATTCAGCGTTCTAAATAAAAATTGCTTACGCTGGTCCCGTATACTTCCGCTTTATACATGCGGTCAGGGTTGCCGGTGAAGAACCAGCAAACAAAGAACACTTTCGGTCCGTAAATTGCAACGCTGCAATTATTCGCAAGGTCAATAATAAGATTATGACTATTACGACACACGCCGTCAAGCTGATAAAATTTCTTTCGCTTCACTTTTCAGCCTCCTTGATTTCTGCGGTCCATTCGTTGCGGCTCTTAAAGCCGCCTGCTTCCGCAACCATAGCGGCAATGATACGGCATGTAAAATCATGTTCCGCTTTATGCATTGCCGGTTGTTGGCGGAACGCTTCAATCTTCCGCAACAAATTTAACGCTTCTTCACGTTTCATTTTTCAACCTCCTTAATAAGCGTTTACCTTCCAATTGTTCCAATCGTCAAAGGTGACAACTGACAACATTCTACGTAAAATGCCTATGTTCTCTTCATACGCCGCTTGCTGCTTTTCCAACATCTTCCAGGCAGCCGCCGCCGCTTCCGCGTCGCTGATGATTTCGGCCGGGCTTTTGCCGCTGGCCTGTTTTTCCAGGCGCTTCAGCTCGTCGCGCATGTAGTCACCGTTTAAAATGCGGTTATTCCAATCACCGCCGGGGCGGTCCCACGGGCCAACTGTAAAGCTCGTATGCACGTGCTCGCGCTTGCCAATGTCATAACTTATTGTAGTGACATCGTAAGTCACAGAGTAACCAGCGGCGCGGACAGCGTCGCGGATAGGCTGCAGCCGTGCGCTTTTCTCGCGCGTTTCCGCCTTGAAAATATCGGTATATGCGATATAGCAGCGACAAACGGCCTGCGCTTCTGCGTTTACCGCTTCTGCCGCGAAAAATTCGGCGGCGAAATGGTTGGCCAGGTCGGCCACGGTCTGCGCCGGTGTAATACGTGCCACGTGTTCGCGGCATAAACGCCAGCATAACGCGCGGCGCGGTTCTACCGCTGCCAGGCTCGTTTCTATAGCTTTCGCTAATAATTCGGCTTTATTCATTGTTTATGTCCTCCCTTTTAAATTTTCAAGGTTCATTTTTTGGCCTGCCTCATCAGTACCGGGGCGGCCAGTCCCCGATATACGCCGCCGCGCTGGCGGCGTTTCGGCTTATTGTAACAAGGGCGTTTCCGGGCGGTACTTTAAAAACTCGCTGCCGTGCAGGTCGCGGATTTGGTCCATGCTCAACGTGCGGCGGACCTTCTTCACCCATTCCCCGGCGTGCCAATACCATAATTTTTTCTTGCTGGCCCATCTGCAGCCCGCTTCCTTCAAAACGTCCTTGGCGGCTTTCGTTTCGCCGCCAATCCATAACCAATTACCGCATATCTCGATTTCAAGGCCTTTCAAGCCCATGAGCACGGCCAGAATTTCGGCGAATTCCGCTTGTTCGGCCAGGATTTCGGCGGCTGTTTTATAAGTGCCGTCGGCTTTCTTGTTGCGCTGCCACTCCTGGCGGCTTTCGCTTTCGGCAAGTTCGGCGGCGCGCTTGTCGTGCGCTGCGCTCATTGCCTTAAATTCTGCGGCCGTGCCGCCTTTGTCCGGGTGGCAGCTCATGCAGGCCTTTTTAAACGCCTTTTTCAGTTCCTCGATTGTTTCGCAAGCGGCAAAAATCTTTTTCCAGTCCATTTTCTTTTCCTCCTTTTTAGGTTCCGGGTTGTATTTGGCTTTCAATTCGGCGAATTTCTCGCGGCTGACTTTGGCAACTAATTTTACAAAACGACGGCTGCTGTCCCATGTATCATAGATAACGCCGTTAACAACGGCTACGGCGTGCTTTGCTACAAAAACAACGTAGCTGGCGCCGGTGTCGCAATGCTTTGTAAAGCTGTTGACTGTTTCGCGGCTGGCGGCTTTAACCTCTATACCTAAATCAGCCAGGGCGGCGGTGATGTTCTTCACGGTGTTCCATGCAGCGCCGCTTTCAAATACCTTTGTTTCAAGCAGCTTTTTAGCCTGCTGGTAGGTTAACGGGGTAGCGGTACAGATAGCTCTAATTGAGCAATCACCGATATTTTTGTTTTCGGGGTTGGCGTTATACTTTTCAAAAGTCATGTTTTTATTCTCTCCTTTCGGCTGTTGGCTAGGGCTTCGGACCTTCTGCCTGGCAGCTTTACGGCCCCCAACGGGGCCGCCGTCAGCTTTAATATTTTTGTACGGTCAACCCGCCAAATTCGTTTTGATAGATGGTGTAAAAGTGGCCTTTGATTTCAACGTAGGCCCTTTCAAGATGCCAGGGGAAGTCCGGGGTTTCGACGCTTTCCAGAATTTCGATGTCCTTCAAGCACGGCTGGAAGCCGTATTCACGGTAAAGCGCCAGCTGAACCATTTTAGCGTTTTGTGTTTGTTCCATGCGTTTAGTCATTTTTAGTTCCTCCTTAAATGTAGCCGTGTTGGCTAGTTGTTTGTTTTCTATGTCTATGATTATAGCGTATATGACTATACTTGTCAATAGCCAAAACGGATATTTTTATATTTTTTTTTTGACTTGTTTTTTAGGCGCGGCGGCTATATAATGTAGATAAACAAGATTGGAGGGTAAAACATGAGCAAACAAGCAAGCCAAGCTATAAAGTATGCGCTGGATAGCGCGCGGGTTAAGCGGTCGGCTCTGGCGGCTGCGCTGGGCGTGGCCAACGCACAAAGCATTAATGATAAGTTGAGCCGCGGCCGCTGGTCCGCTGATGAGCTAGCGACGGCGGCGGAACTATGCGGATATAGCCTGGCTCTGGTTGACAAGGCCGGGCGCGTCGCTGTGTCTGTTCCGGCGTCAACGCCGCCAGCTGATAGCGACGGCAGCCCCGCAGATGATGCGCAAGCCAAATAACAACATTATAAGAGGATAGCAACGGCCGCACGCTGGCAGATGTTCAGCGGCGGCCGTTCTTCTTTATTCAGCAACATTTATAATATGTTAAGACGTTCACAAAAATATAATAATGTATCATTGACTTAATAGCATTTTTTAGGGTATATAATTCAAAACAAGATAATTAATATAATTTTATTGATGATTGACAGTTTTTATTTGTCAATCTTTTTTTATTGTTGGATTCTTGCAAATAAAGATTATTGATTGTATTTATATTATTGATGTTTACAAAATCTGTTGTGATTGATATTAATAATATATTATATAGGGGTTGTAACAAAAGTGTGATGTGATGTTTAAGATTAAAAGTTTATTAAGTAATACAAATACACCAACAAGAGGCAGACCTCCGGCAATAGTCACCCAGCCGCAGACGCTGGAAGAATGTGCGGCGTTGCTCAAACAGCAGGGCGCAGCTGTAGCCGTGCTGGCCGTGCAGGACCTGCAGGCCTATTGGCTCAAGATAATGTCAGACAACAAGGCCAGCAACAAGGATAAGCTAGCCGCGTCAAAGCTATATGCTGATAGTATAGGCGCGTTTGACAAGCAGACGCACGCTAACAAGGGCCCGGCTGTGTATCATTGGGGCGCGGCAGATGATGCAGTGATAGTAAACGATTGTTCAGAAGATGCTAGCAAAACATAAACATAGATAGAGCTTTTAACATAATCTTTATTATCGGACGTAAAATATTATCCTGCTGCTGCTGATTAGCTGGCGGTTCCAGATGTTGACGGCCTGGCTGATGATGTTAGCGGCAGGCGTTCGCCTGGTGATGTGCTGCGGCCGTTCCTGCCTGGCTGATGCGGCAGGCCTACCACGTTTTTGTTTTTGGCTGGGCGTTGGTTCTGGCTTTTGTTTGGCGGCGCTGGCGTTGGTGATTTCCCTGGGTTTTCGCAAAAGTTGATTTTGGTTCTTGCCTTTCCCGCTGACATTGAGTGGGGGTGGGGCCCAAAAATTTCGCAGCCGCCGGGGGAGGTAAATACCAAAAATTACCAAAACGATTTTTTCAAGGGGGGTAAACATGGAAAACGTAATACAGATACCATATACTCCACGACCTGCATGGGCGAAGGTGCTGCATAAGGAATTAAGCAGACACCGCTTTGCAGTAATCGTAGCACACCGCCGCTTTGGTAAGACCATCGGAATGGTGAATCACCTTATAAGGGATGCTTTGCAGAGTGACTTAATCAGCCCGCAGTATGCTTTGGTAGGTCCGTTCAGCGCACAGATGGAAATTATCGCGTGGGGACCATTGAAGTATTACACGAGCGTCATAGAAGGCATAAAGGTGAACGAAACTAAAAAGTATGTTGAATTCCCTAGTAAAGTGCCTGGAGCGCAGGGAGCGAGGATATATATCGTTGGTGCAAATAATCCCGACGCATTGCGCGGTACATATTGGGACGGCGTAATACTTGACGAGTATTCGGATATGAAGCCGGAGATGTGGACGCAGATAATCCGACCTGCGATAGAGAACGGCGACAGAAAAGGCTATTGCTATTTCATTGGTACACCCAAGGGGCAGAACAACTTCTATGAGATGTACAAGAAGGCCAAGACGAACAAGCGTTATTTTGCGTATTTGTCGAACGTGTACGATAGCGGCATTATAGACGCAAAGAGCATAGAAGAGCTGAAAGAGGATATGCCGGAGGTAGAATTCAGACAAGAGTATTTGTGTGACTTTAGCGTATCGGCAATCAACGAGCTTTTCAGTCTGGAAGAACTAGATAAGGCTTTTAATAGAGAGCTGACAGAAAAGGATATTCCTTATGATATGCCGCTGGTGCAAGGTGCAGATATAGCGCGCTTTGGCGACGACAGAACGTGTATATGGCAGCGTAAGGGACTAATGGTGTACCCAAGGCCGAGAGTTTATAAGAAACTGAACACGATGCAGACGGCAGATTATATTGCTTTGGCAATGGATGAAAATAAAGCAGATATGACCTTTATAGACGTTGGCAACATGGGCGCTGGCGTAGTAGACAGATTGAAGCAGATGGGCTATAGAGCTTTACGAGAGATACCGTTCCAGGGAGCGGCTATTGAGAATAAGCGATATGAGAACATCAGAGCAGAGATGTATTTTAAGTTAAAAGAGTGGATAGAGGCTGGGGGAGCTTTGCCGGAAGAACCGGGACTAAGAGAAGAACTGGCAGTTATTCACTATAAGTATTCCAAGAATGGGCGTTTGATGTTAACGCCTAAAGAGGAAATAAAAGAAAAACTAGGACGTTCACCGGACCTTGCAGACGGCCTAGTATTAACCTTTGCAAGGAATGTTCCATTAAGGCAGTTAGGGCTTGACGATAGAAAGCCTAAGAAATTAATGTGCAACACAGAGTATTCGATTATGGAGGTAGTGTAAATGGGTGGCATTGCAAAATTATTCGGTGGCGGTAATACTCCGACTATTGAGAAGGTGGACCCGGCGCCGACAACTGTTGCAACCAGCAGCGAGATTGCGGCAGATACTAACAGTAACAAGAAGAAGCGTAGAGGCTTTGCGTCAACGCAGACAAGCACTATTGCTAGCGGTGGTGAGGGCGGCCGTAATACTTTAGGTTAAGAGGTAACAGTTTATGAACTTTCAAACGATAGCGGCGAGCAAGCCACAGGGAACACTTCCTAGTGACGGGGTGCCGCTGAAAAAGAACTTGCCAGACCGCCAACGTTTGGTGCGTAAGCTCAAAAGCATGTACGAGGACAGGCGAGACTGGGAGGACAGGTGGAAAGAGATAAGAGATTATCAGCTTCCGTTTGTCGGTGAGTTTGACAATACGGCAGACAAGACCAACCCTGCACGCAGACGTGACTTAAAGATTGTGCATGGCGTAGCGTGGAGGGCGGCGCAGGTATTTGCCGCCGGTGTTATGAGCGGACTTACACCGCCGAGCCGTCAGTGGTTCAGATTCGCATACAGACGTCCGGAGCTGAATACCAATGTTGAGGCTATGAAGGTATTAGATACAAGACAAGAGATTGTATCTAGCGTGCTTGCAAAGAGCAACTTCTATAACAGCATCCATACTGTATATCTGGAATTGCCTTTTGGACAGTGCCCGATGGCTATATTCTACGACGCAGAAAACGGCGTGAGGTTTCAGACAATGACAATCGGTACTTATGCACTTGAAGCAGACGGCTTCGGCAAGGTAACTACTTTTGCAAGAAAGTACGATATGACTTTGCAGCAGTTAGCGGACTGCTTCGGGACAGATGCTTTGCCGGACAATCTGAAAGGGCTGCTAGACAATCAAAGCAATCTCACTAAGAAGTATAAAGTCTGCTGGATGGTAGAGCCTAACAGTGATAAGCTGCCTGGCTACATGGACAGACTGAACATGCCGTATAGAAGCGTGTACTGGTTGGAAAAGTCAGAGAGTGACGAATACTTGTATGTTGGCGGCTTTGAAGAAGAAGCAGTACCGGTAGCGCGTTATCTTGTCAGCGGCAATGAGGCATACGCAAGAGGTCCTGCGTGGTTTGCAGAAGGCGACAGTAAAATGCTGCAACTGCTGAAAAAAGATTATCTCACAGCAATAGAGTTAAAGATAAAGCCGCCGATGCAAGGCAGTCCAAGCCTTATGAATAACGGCGGTATTAACTTGATGCCTGGCGGTCTAACAGCCGTAGATGACCAGACGCAAGATATGGTTAAGCCTTTGTTCGCGGTTGACCTTGACTTGAAGGACGCGCAGGAAGAAATTATTCGCGTTGAGGATGCTATAAAGAGAGCATACAGTGCTGATTTGTTCTTGATGTTAGATAACCTTGATAATAGCCGCATGACTGCTAGAGAGGTTATGGAGAGAACGCAGGAAAAACTGCAACAGCTAGGCCCCGTGGTTGAGCGATTGCAGGATGAATTCTTAACACTGATTCTTCAACGTGTATATAACATCATCGACAGAAGCGGTGGATTCCCACCGGTACCGGAAGAACTACAAGACATTTTGAGTGAAGAGGATGTAGAAGTGGACTATATTTCACCTTTGGCGCAGGCGCAGAAGATGAGCGGACTTGTGAATATCGAACAGGCGATAGCACAAACCGGACAGATGGCGCAAGTATGGCCAGAAGTTACGAAGAAGATTAACCCGTTGGGTGCTATTACAAAATACTTTGAAATGCTTGGCGTGCCTGCGATGGCATTGCGCAGTGATGAAGAAGTACAAGAAATGCTCAAACAAGAGCAGCAGGAAATGCAACGGCAGCAGGAAATGCAGGAAGGCTTGGCAATGGCACAGGCTGCGGCTCCTGCGGCAGAGGCGGCCAAAAATCTTACTGCGGCGGCGAATGATTCCAATCCGGCTATTACAAGCTGGCTAGGCGTGCCGGGAGGTTGGGAATAATGAGCGAGCAGTTTAAATATAAATCCAATACCGGCGAGGATAGAAAGCAAGCACTGCTGACAGAGTACATGGTAAGAGAGCAGGCAAGAAGGGATAAAGAGGCCCTACTTGACCTGCTGGGGAGTGAAAGCGGACGCTGGTTCTTGATGCGTATGCTTGATGTGACCAAAGTAAACTCTATGTGCTTTACCGGCAACAGCAAGACTTTCTATAACGAAGGCCGCCGCGACGTAGGCTTAGGCATTATCAAAAGCATTTTAGCACTTGGGCTGCAAGGCATAGAGCTTAAGCAGCAGGCTGAAATGGAGTATGCAGAATTCCAATTAAAGCTACAAGAGCTGGCAGTGGAATATGTAGATAATAACAAGGAGGAATAACTAATGGGCGAGAACGGCGAAAGTACAGTTGTAAACGGCGAAGGCGCACAGCAACAGGCTGAACCCAATACCGCGGCACAACAGCAGCAGACAGAACCGACTACTACTAATGCAACTAATAATACAAGTGCTTCCGGCACTATTGCAGGGAATGGAAGTAATGGGCAAGGCACACAGCAGCCCGGCACAGTGAATTATGACTTTGCAGGAGTAGAGATGCCAGAAGGCTATGAGCTTAGTGCTGATGAGCAAGGACGCTTTGTAGATGTCATTAAGGGCATGAACCTTAGCAACGACCAGGCAAGAGCTCTTGCGAAGTACGGCACAGAGTATGCAAGCCGTGTAGTGCAAGGCGTGGAACAGCTCCGTGCGCAGGAAATCGCTAAATGGGGCGATGAGGCTAAGACGGCACTGGGCGCAGACTTGGGCAAAGTACAGGGCCTTTGTGATACTGCCTGCCGCAAATTGGAGGCAATGTATCCAGGCTTGAACGTGCGTGAAGCATTGGAAGTTACCGGCGCAGGCAATCAAATTGCTATCGTGAGAGCATTTGCGAAACTTGGCGAACTGCTTGGCGAGGACCCCGGCTTGGCTGCACAAAACGGCGCGCAAGGCTTAAACGCTGCACAAGGTGTTGTCGCCAACATGTACCCGAAAACCGACTGGAGCAGGTACAAATAATCTTTAATTTTTAATTAAAAAAACAGGAAGGATGATGAAATTATGGCTACTATTGGTTACTCCCAAACTATGAGTGACTTACGAAAGTACTTAACTCCGCAAGGCGCTATTGACCGCGTCATGGAAGTACTTAACGAATCTAATCCGATTATGGAAGATATTAAGTGGATGGAGGGCGATTTGCCGATTGGTACTAAAACTACTATTCGCGCTAGTTTGCCTTCTCCGTCTATCCGTCGTATTAACCGCGGTACTTCTCCGACTAAAGGCACTGTAAAGCAGCGCATTGATGTATGTATGCACTTGGAGGACCGTTCCTGCGTGGACGTTGAACTGCTTTCCGGTAAACCGAATCCGCAGGCGTTCCGCATGGCAGAGGATGATGCACACGTAGAAGGCATGGGCCAATACGTCGCACGTCAATTCTTGTACGGCAACTTGGACGAAGACCCGGACACTTTCAATGGTATTGCGGTACGCTACAATACTTTGACCGACGGCGGCAAAGGCACTCCGGGCCACCAGGTGATTTCCGCGGGTACTCCTGGTACTAACACTAATGCTTCTATCTACTTCGTAGATTGGGGCGACCGCCGCGTAATGGGTGTATATCCTAAAGGCACCCAGGCAGGCTTGAAAACTGAGGACTTGGGCGAAAGCGACGTATACGATGAGAACAACAAGCCGTTCCGTGCATTGCAGACTTTGTACTCTTGGAAGTGTGGCTTGGCGGTACAAAATGTTCGTTCTATTGTGCGCGTGTGCAACATTGATGTCCAAAAGCTTAACTCTTTGACTGACAGTGCGCAACGCGAACTGATGAATAAATTCATCTTCGCAAAGAACCGTCTGCAAGACCCGAAAGCGCCGGTTGCGTATGTATCTGACGGCGTATACTCTTGGCTGGAGTGCTATTTGAACAACAAGAACAATGTTCATGTTACCCGTCAAGACTTTATGGACGCACCGCCTAAACTGTACCTTGCAGGTATTCAGATTAAGAAACTTGACTGCCAAAGCGAAACCGAAGCGGCAGTCGTGTAACCGGAAGGAGTGAATAACAATGATTTTTGACCAGCAAAATATGTACATGGATAATTCCTTGACCAGCAATGTAATTGCGAACGTTGGCGGCGGTGATGCGGCTGACCCGTTATTTCTTGTTATTACTGCGCCGACCGCCTTAGCTACTAGCGGCACTATCACTGCGGCACTGGAAACTTCTGACAGCGAAAGCTTCGACACTAAAACTGTTGTGGCGACTTATACTCTTGCTGCCAGCAAAAAGGGTATTTTGGTTGCAGCTAAACTGCCGTATGGCATGAAAGCTTTTTCCAGACTGACTGTAAGCGGCGCAAGCGGCGGCAAACTGACTGCTGGCTTGACTGAAACTGTTCCGAACTGGCCGGGCTGATTTGGTACTTTAAGGGGAGGGCGAAAGCTCTTCCCTTTTTTAATAATCAAGGAGGAATAGTTAAAATGCTTAACATTACCGATGTATGTAATATGGCGCTGGCTCATATCGCCAAAGGGCGTATAAGCAATATAGATGAGCAGTCGGAGCTAGCAAGACAGTGTAAACTGTTTTATGAGCCTACCCGCAAAGAGTTATTAAGAAGCTACACTTGGGGATTTGCAAAGCGCGTGAGCAAGCTTGCAGAACTTAGTATCGAATCTCCGTACTGGTCCCACGTTTACGCCTACCCCGAAAAGTGCCTTGCTGTGCGCAAGATATTTGACGCTGACACCGGCGCAATGATAAGGGCAGGCGAACAGCAGCAGGAAGAGTGGGACTTATATATGGCAAGTGACAACGTGCTTGGCATAGGCTGCAATATCCCTGCTGCGTGGCTTGAATATACCTATGATGTTGACGACGTGGAAATGTTTTCAAGTGATTTTTTGAGCGCGTTTACTCATATGTTGGCGTTTAATATCTGCGTACAACTGACCGGCAACAGCGGCTTGCAGCAGACGCAGTATCAGCTTGCAATGACAGCATTACAGAAAGCGAAGTATACCACGGCAAGCGAAAAGAAAGAATTGCCGGACTATCCGAGCAAATATTTTGACGGGAGGGCGTAATTATGGCTAGTGGGTTAACACCTTATTATTTATTGCAGCCTGCGTTTACCGGCGGCGAAATCAGCGCCGAAGTTGCCAACCGCGTCGATTTAGATAAGTACCAATTTGCGGTACTGCAAGCCTATAACTGCCTTATCAAGCCGCACGGACCTATTTATCGCAGACCAGGTATGAAGTATATGGTGCGAACAAAATATAGCGATAAAGCGTGTATCCTGGTACCATTCAACGGCGCAGATAGCACTGACTATCTTTTGGAGATTGGCGAGAAATACATAAGAGTGCATAAGAACGGACTTTATATAAACATAGAGGTTATGACACCGTACACGGCAGATATGCTGCAAGATTTGAGATTTGTTCAAAGTGCAGATATTATGTTTATCGCCAGCGGCAAATATCCCGTGAAACAGCTTGCAAGATATTCGGACACCGACTGGCGTTTTGCTGACTTTGAAATTACTGATATGTATTTCGATGAATCGACCTCACTTGAAAATTATAGCGGCATAAGCTATACCGTGCCCGGTTCCTACACATTCCAACCAACTGTTACCGGTGAATACCAAATTGACATTTCGGGCGCAGGCGGCGGCGGCGGTGGTGCCGTTACATGGAGAAGGAACGGAGAACACCAAGTTTATAATTATGCCGCCAAAGGTGGCGACGGCGGCAGTGGTGAACGCATTATAAAAACTCTAACGCTGACCAAAGGCACAAGTTACACGATTACAGTCGGTAGTGGCGGCAGCGGTGGAGCTTATGCTTATAGTGCAGGCAACTACGAAGATACAACAGCTACTAGCGGCACTAAAGGTGCGGACAGTACGGCGTGTGGGCTGACCGGCAGAGGCGGCGGCGCAGGTGGTGGTGGCAGCCGTATGTATGGCGAGGACGGCTATTATTCTAATGCTGGCACGCAGGGCGTAACATATGGCGCAGGCGGCGGTGCGGCAGGCGGTGCCGGCGGTATAAAGGGTAGCCCAAACGGCAAAGCGGGCGCTAATGGCTGGGTAAAGATTTTATATACCGGCAATAAAGAATTGACACCTTCGGGAACGCAAGATGATATTACCTTGACGAGCAACAAGAATATTTTCGCTAGCAGCAAGCCGGGCGCGTATATCAAACTTAAACAAGAGATTGCAAGCAAGACTGTATCCGCCAGCAACGGCACGACAGAAAGAGTACGTGTGGGCGAAAATTGGAAGGTTATCAGTCACGGAACCTGGGAAGGCAGTTTTACCATAGAAAAGAGTGACGATGGCGAAAGTTGGAAGGAATACAGAAAATATACATCTAAGAGTGACTATAATCCGTCTGAAAGCGGCAGTGTAACAGAGCCGGTATTTTTAAGGGCGGTATGCACTATAACTAGCGGTACTTGCACTGTTGATTTAACAGCAATGGCCTACAATGCGGAAGGCGTTGTAAAACTCACTGAAATCACTAGCGACAGTACAGCTAAAGCCCATGTTGAAAAAGAACTTGGCTCAACGGATATGACAACTAATTTCTTATGGGGCGCATGGAGTGAAGAATTTGGCTACCCTCAAACACTGTGCTTTTTCCAAGACAGACTATGTTTTGGCGGCACGAAGAAGCAACCTTACATGGTATGGATGAGCAGAACCGGTGATTACGGCAATTTCAGTGTAGAGAAAGCCAGCGGCACTGTTACCGATGATAGCGCAGTAGCACTTGCGTTTGTAAGCCGCAAGCAGTTTAAGATTTTACACTTGATTGCAAGCACTGACTTAATCGTCTTGACTGCGGGTAACGAATGGACGGTAAGCGGCAGCGATACTGTAACCCCATCTAAAGCCGTTCCCAAAATGCAGACTACACGCGGATGCAGCACTGTTGAGCCGTTGATGATTGGCGGCAGAATCGTGTTTGTACAAGGACGTGGAAGCACTGTAAGGGATATGGCATATAGCTATGAAACAGACAGCTACGGCGGCAATGACTTAACCTTGCTGGCAAAGCATATCATAGAGAATGTACAGATTGTCGACAGTGCATATAAGCAGGAACCTGACAGCACTATATACTTTGTGAGAAGTGACGGAACTATGGCTTGCTTATCCTACATCATGGAACAAAAGGTATATGCCTGGTCGACGATAGAAACACAAGGCAAGATTGAAGCTGTGGCAGCAGTGCAGGAAGGCGATGAAGATATTATTTATCTTGTAGTACAGCGAGAGATAAACGGCGCAATAGTACGCAATATCGAATATCTGGCAAAGAATCCTGCAAAGAGCAATAACCCCGATGATTATATTATGCTTGATAATGCTATTGAGTATAGCACTGCTGAAAAGAGCAGTGGGGAAACAGAGATTGATGCAGCAGAGCTGGCAGGTGAAAAAGTTACTGTTATCGGTGACGGAAGAATGTATAGCGGACTGACAGTAAGCCAGGACGGCACTGTGACGCTCCCGGCGGCCGTACAACACGCTTTTATTGGCTTGCCCTATAGAAGTATCGTGGAACTGCCAAACGTCGAAATTAAGACGGGTGACGGCACTATGCAAGGACGCAAAAAGCAGATTAGTAATTGCATTCTGCGTTTAAGTAATTCTCTTGGCGGCATGGTCGGCCCGGATATAAATACTATGGACTTGATGAACTTTGATGAGCAGAACGCAGTGAGCGATATTAAATTATTTACCGGTGATAAGCATATGACTTTGCCTATTGGCGGCTTTAATAACGAAGGCAGAGTGATTATCGTTACGGATGAGCCATATCCTTTTAACTTGCTGGCGGTAGTGCGGGAGGTGTCTTTCGGTGGCTAAGAAGTGGACTGTTGAAATCCTTGATAATAAGTCAAAAGAAAATGTTGTGCCGTTGATTGAAGAACTTATGCAAGATATACGGCCACATGATAAGGAAGATTTGGAAGCAAGCAGTGACCCGGTATTTGTGCTCATTGGCAGTATCAAACTTGACGAAGAAACAAGGGTATACCGTGGTGAGGACGGAAAACTGCTTGCGATATTTGGCAAGGGTACCATGGAATGGGGCGCACCGGGACGCGGAATCTGGATGGTAGGCACGAACGAACTTTACAATGGTTACACAAAGAGCCTGCTTTTCAAGGAAGCGAAAAGAGTGCTGAATGAATGGGTACGCAAGCATGGACTGCTGCACAACATTGTTTATGAGAAGAACCGCACTAGCATTAACTATTTAAGACACTTGGGGGCGGTATTCTTGGTAGAGCCTAAAATAGGTTGGGACGGCAAAAAGTTTTATCAGTTTTATATTCCATATAGAGGGGAGTGAACGTAATGGGTACACTTGGCATTTTAATGGGCCTGCAAACTGTCATGCAGTTAAGTGGCCAACATCAGCAGGCCAAACAGCAGGAGCAGGCATATAAAGCGCAGGCGCAGGCTGCACAGCAGAACGCGGCTATTATGAGCCGCCAACGTGAGCAGCAGGCAGAAGCGTATGCGCAGAAGCAAAGCCAACTCAACGATAGAATGAGGCTTGCAAGAGGGCAGGCGCTGGCGGCGGCCGGCAGCAGCGGCCTAACCGACAGCGGCAGTGTTGCTGATATTCTTTCAAGCAGCGAGGACGCTTACAAAAAAGACAGTATGAATCTGTTGCAAAATCAGCGTAATGATGCGTGGAGCACTTATGTAAACGAGGTTAATTATCGCAACCAGGCAAGCGCATATAATGCGGCGGCGAAGAACGCTAAAGCCAACGGCAAAATGCAGATGTTTAGTACGCTTGTAGGTGCGGCGGCGAACGCTTACTCTAAAGGCATGATTGGCGGCAGCAAGGGAACAACTACGGTAAGCAGTGACGATTGGTACGATGCTAACAGTGATTTCAATCTTCCTGCTAGCAATATGAACGGCTTTAATCTTTACAACCAGGCAAAGAAGAATAACCCGTTCATGGACAATACAGGCTTTACTAAATGGAGCTGGTAAGGGAGGTACAGTATGAAGATTGCAGGTTATCAAGGCGGCGTCAATTTAGGTACAGGCGGCGCGACTGTCAAAGTATCAAGTGACCTTAACGCTTATGGCAGCGGCGGCAAAGGACTTGCCGCTATTGCCGGTGCCGCCAACAAATGGGCGGTAGCAGTAGAAGCGCAACAGGAAGATGAAGATAAGCAGTCTATCCTTAATGCTATGGACATATTCAATAAGAGCCGCTATAACATCATGTACAATGACGAAAGCGGCCTTATGAATACAAAGCTAGAAGGCACTGCCGGTGCAAGCAGCAGTTATACGGAACAGATAAATAAAGCAAGGCAGGATGTATTAAGTAATACCAAATTGCACAGAAAAAAGAACCAGCTTGCATTAGACCATTTAATGTATCAGAGCGCACAGCAAGGCTTCCAGACTGTCGACCAATACGAGCAGAAGCAAAAAGAAGCAGTCACTGATTTGCGCTATGACAATAATATTCAGAACTCCTGCGAGTTCGTACAGAAGAACTGGAACAACCCGCAGGCGCTGCAAGATGAAATTATTCGTACACAGTTGCTGACAAGTGCTATATATGGCAAGCGTGGCGCAGAGTTTATCGAATCTAAGAGCAGAGCCAAGATTGGGCAGGTGGTAGCAAGTGCCGTCGGTGCAAGCATCACCAACGAAGATTATGGCACTATGCGTAACATCATGGATAAGTACGGTAGTTATCTGACTGCCAATCAGCGAGCTGCTTTTGAAAAGGTGGCATACGATAAAGAGAGCAGCGCTTTTGAAAGAAATACCGCTAAAGATTTGTATGCTAAATATGGCGACAATGAAGAAGCAGTACGCAAAGAACTTGAAGGCATGAAAGGATTTAGCGGCGGCGAAAGCGGTAATGATTTTGAGAATTTGCTAACTTCTTTCGGTATTCAAGAGAGCGGTGGCAATTATAACGCCAAGAATGGCCGCACCGGTGCAAGCGGCAAGTATCAGATTTTGCCGGATAACTGGCCTAGCTGGAGCCAAGAAGCAGGCTTGCCAGCAGGTGCAGAAATGACACCGGAAAATCAAGAGATTGTAGCACGCTTTAAGTTAAAACAATACTATGATAAATACGGTGCAGCAGGTGCAGCGGTAGCATGGTATAGCGGAGAAACTAATGCACAACGCTGGGTGAGCGGTAAAACAACGGATGTATGGGGGAATACCTGGGACACACCGCAGCATGGGAATGAGCCTAGTATCAAAGAATATGCAGAGAGTGTTACCAATAGGGCAGGGAACGTGCGCAGCACCCACAACATGAGCCAGGATGAGCAAGACCGCATTATGAAGCAGTACCGCACTATTAAAGCAGACCATGACAGAATAGAAACTTATAAGAAAAACAAACTTTTTGAAGGAATAAAGAATGAGATATTTGCTATGTTTAATAACGGTACAAGCTACAGTGAAGCTATGACGTGGGCTACTAGTCAAGCAGGCAGTGACCCCGATAAGTATGTAACATACAGAAATGCAGTGACGGCGATATATGGACCGCAAGGCAGAAGCGGAAGCAGTGGTGGCGGTAACGGAAAACTTGATGACGATGCAATAGGCGTACTGGAAGATATGCTGCAAGAAGGCAAGTTTTCTAGCATTGACCAATTCTTAGCATACGCTGCTAACAAAGGTGCATCGTCTGCACAGCGCGGGAAGTTAGAAAAAATATACAACGATTGGTATAGCGGTACAGGCGAATTTGCTTTTGATATGGAAGGCCTTGTACAACAAGTCGCAGGCAAAAATGCCGATGCACTGTATAAGAAAAAAATCCAAAACTACGGCCGGCAATGGGTACGCGCTTATCGCGTAAAAAAGCACGGCATGAATCCGGGTGAAACGGAGTTGTTGGAAGCCTTGAGAAACTGCGTAACTACTAAGGTTTACGGCAGCTATGTTACCGAAAAACATTCATTCTGGTTTGACAGTACAGAAGATATAAAAGCAAGTGACGCAGATTTGATTGCACGTGGTATCGCAAGCGTAAACAAAACCGGTGATGATTGGTACGATGTTAAATGGCTGGATGGCACATCGGGCAAAATAAACGGTGCATATCTGGCAAAGTTACTGAAAGGAGATTACTAAATGGCTAATGAACCTTTAGACGAATTCGACCGCAGATTAAAGGCAAAAAAGGAATATGCTAATTATGGCTTTATTGCTGATATTGACAGCGGCTTGTCACCTGCTGAAACTCTAGGCTATTATGACCTGCAAAAAATGAGCGACGATGAGTACAATAAGTTTTCGCAGGCAGTACAGAGCAATAGCTCACCGACGATTGATACTAGCAGCATTATCAACGATGATAAACCAGGCATAGGCACTGCCGTAATGAACGGCCTTAAAGGTTCGGTGCGTGGCTTATTCGGTGCGGCTAAAGCGACCGTTGACGCTAATATTGAAGCTCATAAGGGTGACAAGAATGTTGTTAAAGAGTATGACCAATCAGAGAACATCAGCAAGGCTTTAGGCTATGTCACCGATGAGATTTTGAAGCGCGAAGAAGTTAAGGCTGATACGGCGGCTGGGCAACTTGGTTATAATTTGGCTGAAAACGGTATTCAGCTTTTAGTGCAACTTGCGCTGACTAAAGGTGTAGGCGCTGCCGGTGCAACTGCAAAAACTGTACACGCTATCAGTATGCTTTACAATGGCGCCAACATCAGCGGCGAACAATACCTGCGACTGCGCAAAGAGGGCGTAAGCGCAAGCAGAGCAGCAGAGGCAGGCTTGATGAACGCAATTCCGCAAGCGGTATTAGAGGAACTGCCACTTGGCAGACTGCTTAAAAAGATGCCTGCCGGTAGCGGGCTGAAAGCTAAGATATGGGAAGTTACCAAACGTGGCCTTGAAGAAGGTGTTACCGAAGCATTACAGGAATTCCCGGAGCAAGCTACGGACTTATGGGCAAAGAACCCCGGCGCAAGCACTGCCAAACTTGCAGAGAAGTGGGGCGAGAACTGGCAGCAGAACTTGAAGGAAGCAGGATATAGCGGCCTTATCGGTGCTATTTTTGGCGGCAGTGTTAGCGGCGTAAGCGTTGCCGTTGACAGTGCTGTTGAGCACGTCGCTTTGAAAGCCAACGAAGAACGCAAGGCAAAGTTAGTAGCAGATGCTGAAAGAATCAGAGAAACAGGCATTAACCCGGAGCGTGCGGCGGCTGAAATTGAAGCGAACAATCCTAACTTTGAGGACGATACTGTTACTGTATCAGCACAGGACTTGGAAGGCTACAAGCAGACCAGCAGCAACAATAAACTTTTTGAGGAATTAGGAATTACCGAAGAAGAAGTCGGAGCGGCTGCGGAGCTTGGGCAGGATATAGACATTAGCCGTGGCAAGTTTACGGCGGCTATGGCTAAAGACAATGCACTGTTTGAAGCTACGAAAGACAATATGTACTTTGACAGCAATGGCGAATTGTCGGACGGCGGTGCAAAGACACGCAAAGAACTGCGAGAAGGGTACAACTTAACCAGGCAGGCAAGCGCGGAGCTTGACACAGAACTTGACGCTATTGTTGGCAGCGCTACTAAAGCAGGTATGAATAAATCTCATGCCGGCAATTTGCGCTTAGTGCTGGAGAGCCGCGCACTTATTGCAGACCCCGAAAATCCTGCTGCGTGGCTGCAAAAGAATAAGCTGCGCTTTGAAGATGGCGGCAAAGCTAAACAAAAGAATGGCTGGTTTAGCAAGGGAGGAGTGCTTAAAAAAGAGCAATTCTATACTACTAATATTACCGGAAATGAGATGGGACACTATTCAGATTTGAAGAGCTTGCAGAAAAAGGCTTTTGCATGGTATAGGGACAACTTGCAAGGCACGAGCGTTCATAATGGTGTATTGGGTGATATTAGAATAGATAAAGGGTATCAAGAAAATAATATTAAATTTGGCACAAGTGGCAGAAAGAAAATGGAACACACTTCCGCTAAAAAAGAAAAACTTTTTGCATTGCGCTATTTACGTGAAATTATGGAGAATGGTAATTTCGTTACAGAATCTGCGCCGCAAAAAGAAAAACATTCAGACGAGAATTTTTATTATATTCATTCTGCATTGAATGTTAATGGTGAAAAACGTTATGTAGTTGTTACAGTAAGAGAACATAATGATAAATCATTATCATATTATAATCATAATGTTTTTAACGAAAGTGAGTATAAAAAAATAGAGGACGCGTTCAAGCCCTCGGGTTCCGAGCAATTCAAGGCTCAGCCCAGTATCTCAAACAAAACGTCCTCTTTTGCTGATAGTGTATCACAAAAAGCAGATAATTACAAGCAACAAAAAATTGTCAATGGTACACTGAAAGATAAAGGCATGATTTCCCCAATGGATGATGGTACTTATGTTATCACGCTTTTTAAGGGCGCAGATGCAAGTACAGTTATCCACGAAACAGGACACTACTTTGCAGAAACTATGATTAACGAAGCACTTGCAGACCCCAGCAATGCAAGACTAAATGCTGATGCAAAAAAACTCATGGAGTATGCAGGCATTGATGCTGAAACATGGGCAAGCGGTGACGTTGAAGCAAAGAGAGCCGGGCATGAAAAACTGGCAGAAGCATTTGAAACCTACATCATGGAAGGCAAAGCGCCTAGTGTTGGCTTGCGCGGAGTGTTCCAGAGATTCGCTAATTGGTTATCAGCTATTTATAGCAAGATAGCAAGAAGCGACAATGCGGCAGAGCTGACACCGGAAGTGCGGCAAGTGTTTGACAGGATGCTGGCTTGCCGTGAAGAGATTGAAGTTATGGCACGCATGGAAGGTATGTTTGGTGGCTTGCCGGAGAATATAACATCCAAGTTATCAGACCAAAACAAAAAAGCCTTGCAAGATAAAATCTTGAAGGCTAAAGACAAGGCCGTGGATATTCTGACAAGACGTGCAATGGCTGATTTCAGCGCAAAACGCAGAGCTGAAAAGGCTGCTTTTATCGAAGAAATACGGCCGCAAATTGAAGAAGCAGTAGCATTGGAGCTTGTCAATCGTGCAAGACACCAGGTAGGTTATGAGTTTGATAAGGAAGTTAAGGCTGTTGATTCGCACTTTATAGACGATGAGCACGGCATGGCTCATGCTAATAATTCAGATACTTTGTGGCGCAAAACAAAGCCTGCCAATCCTGCAATTATAGCAAGAAAGTACAGGCACGTTTTAGGAAGCGTACTGCCAAACTATAATGATATGCTGAACGATACCAACGCCAGCATTGACGATATACTTAATCCGATAGTTGAGTATCTTCAAGCGGAAGTCGACACATACGGCACACTTTCTAAAGAGCGTGTTGCAAACGCCGAAGATATGTTGATTGCTATATTCAGCAAGTCAAGACAGAAAACTGTTACCAATCCTACATTCGTTGTTGACGAGCACGGCATGGCTCATGCTAACTTCAAGCAGAAAATCAACGAATGGGAAACAATCGAAGCTAATCCGCGTAGGCTTGCAAGAAAATATATTTATGGTAATGAACGCATAAACTATAACGAACTATTAAAAGATACGAACGGAGCTATTGATGATATTTTAAATCCTATTGCTGACAGAATAGAAAGTGAGCTTGCGGAATACCAAGATACAGTCAAGAGTGAACGTGCGTTTTTTATTAATGGTAGATGGGGCTACTTTGCAACTACTGACAGGGTAGAAGGCAAATATGCAGATGAGCTTGCAGGCATACCAGACCAGAGTGCAGTCTTGGTTGACTTCGGCGAGATGGGCAAGGATGGAAAACGTCATTGGACTAAGCGAGCTTTAGAGCAGGCGGAAATTGAAGGCTTGGTATTCTATGAGGCAGGCGAAAGCATTAGCGGCGATAACTGGGTATCAAGATATGTTCATGAATATGGTGGCAGCGTAAGCAACTTGACCAGTAAAAAAGGACGCAGAAGAATTGCTGAAAAGATTGCTAGAGGCAAGGATATAGCGGATTATTGGAACTTGCGAATGTACGGATTAGATTATTCCGACGAGGCAGAGTGGTTCAAGAAAACTTCTGATGAGCTGGACAGACTGCAAGCGTTGAAGCATAGACTTGAAACAGACCCCGAAGGTGTCGACCTGGTAAAAGAAAGCAAGCGCAACCAATTATCGCAGGAACAGAAAGAACTGTTTGACCAGATAGCAGAGGAAAACGGCTATGCCAGCGGTTACGAAATGGCAAGGGAGATTGTCGAAGGATATACCGTCAATGAGAATGAGAGCAGCGATTTACAAGACAACTGGGCAAGAAACTATATTCGTAATGGCGGTGACAAGGCAAAACTAAAGAGCGAGGAAGGCTTGAAAGAAATTGCCGAAACTTTGGTTGAGGGCGAACAGCTTACAGAACTTAATGAGCTTAAAGCCTTGAAGCATGAGCTTGAAACTAACCCGGATAAAGTCGACCTTGTGGAGATGAGCAAGAAGCGTTCTCTCTCTAATGAGCAGCGAGAACTGTTTGACTGGGTGGCTGACAGTTTAGGCTATGACAGCGGTGACGCTATGGCGCAGGATATTTTAACTTCACCGAGCGAAAGAGCTATGGTACGTCAAGAGATTGACAAGGCTGTGAACCGCAGATTCCCAGACTTCATGCAGGAGCGTGAGCAGGCAAGAGAAGCGGCAAGGGAAGCACTCTACAATGACGAAAGCGGCGAAGTAGTTGCACTTGAACAGCAGCTTATTGATGAGGCACTCAATGAAATAAGCGACAAGGATATTAAGCAAAAAGAGCGTGAGAATATTGCTAAAGTGCGGAAGCAGAACGCAGATAATTTTGCTAAACGCTATATTCAGACTTTGCCAGCGGGCGAAGTTATGAAGCCGAGAAGATTTGCTATGGCAGAACGCAGAGCGGCAGCTAATGCAAACAAAGCTGCGAAAGCTGGTCTTTTGGAAGAAGCGGCTATGTATAAGCAACAGCAGATGATTAACCACGCTTTGTATCGTGAAGCAGTCAAGGCAAAACACCAGATTGAAAGCGCAAGGAAGTACGTCAAAAAGCAGATGCACAGCAAGAAAGAAGTATGGGGAACAGAGCAGCACTTCTTCCAGATGTGCGCATTGCTGGAGCGTATGGGCTATCACCGCAAGGACTTCAACACTAACGGCAGAGAAGTGCAGCCGCTTAGCGATTACATTGCAGAGATGCAGGCAAAGTATGGTGACAAAATTATTTCTATGCCGGAGTTTGTTTTGAACCCTAATAATGATTTGACCAATGCGCCGCAACTTAGCCTTGCAAATTACATGGACGTTATCGACGCACTGAAAAACATTCGTGCTATTGCAAAGCAGGATACGCAGATGAACAAAATCGCCGCCGGCGAAGCCTTTGAACAGGTTAAGGCTGATACGATAGCGCACTTGCAAGAGTTGCCGGCAGAGTATGAGGCGGAGATTGGTAGCGATAGTAAAAAGAGCCTGCGTAAGCGAATTGTTGAATGGCCTAAAAATATCATAGCTACACTGCGTAACGCTGATAACTTCTTCTTGATGATGGATAATTGGAAGGAAGAAGGTTATTTTACTAGGGAGTTTTACAACAAAATCAACCATTGCGCAGATATGGAAAGCACGATGCTTGAAAGTTACCAGAACGAGCTTATAGATGCTTTGCGGAAATGGGAACCGGACAAGAAAACAGGCATTGCGCATAATACAAAAATTTATTACAAAGAGCTTGGCGGTAGCGCAGATAAGCATGCTTTGATTGCTATGCTGTGCAATCTGGGCAGCGACAGCAACGCCGCAAGGCTGTGTTCGCAAAAACCGGTAGGCGTAAAGAATTCTGATATATGGGTGGAAGAATCGGAGCTTATAGGCAGAGAAGAAGCGATGCTGCAAACCAAACAAAACCTTATAGAGTTTTTGTGTAAGCATCTGACTAAAGAAGATATTGCCTATGCGCAGGCACGTATCAATGCAGCAAGTAAATTCTGGCCTATGCTGGCAGAAGTCAATCGCAAGACAAAAGGCTTTGAGCCGCCGAAGATTGAAGCGTCACCGCTGGTGCTGAAGCTTGCAAGCGGCGAAAGCGTAGTATTTGACGGTGGCTACTTCCCGTTGAAACGTGATACACGCACCGGCAGTATGCCCAGAAAATTTGACAGAATCGACAGCACCGAAGAAGGCAACAGACCGCCACAACGGACTTTGACTACTAATACCGGGTCCAGTAAGTCACGTACTGGCGGCAAATATCCCGTAGACTTATCGCGTGACAGTGAGGTTACGGCGGTAAAAAGCACTATTCACGATATTTGTTATCGTGAAACAATGCTTGATTTCAGAAAGATACTGAACGATGAGGATATTTACCGCAACATGGTTGAGCGTTTAGGCGATACAAACGTAAGACTTTTGAGAGAGTTTTTGCAGGCTTGCGCTGACCCATATGGCAATAAGACAGCATATATGGCTGAGAATCTGTTTACGAAAGCTGCCAACGCTTTACGTAATATTGCAATAAATACCGCTATTATGCTTAACTTCAAAATGGCAATGCAGAACTATACTAACATCCTGCCATACGGAAATAGCGTAGAAGGCTTTACTTATGCTGACGTTTTCAGAGCCTTGTACCGTGGCTTTACAGGTGAAGGCAGGGCAGAAGTAGATGCGATTTGCGCAAAAAGCGTGTTTATGCGTGAACGCATGGAAATACCAGACGTTACATTGAGAGATATTCAGAATCGTTCCGACCTTAACTCAATTGAGAAAAAGACGCTGAAATATGGTGCAATGCTGTTAGGCTACACTGATATGATGACTGCAAAGCCGGTATTTGCAGAAGCATACATGAAGAAAATCAATGAAGGCAAGACGGAGCAGGAAGCACTAGACTTTGCGAACGCTGTTATTCGTCGCACGTTAGGCAGTAGCCGTATTCATGATGTGTCAAGCCTGCAACGTGGCAGTGGCCTATTCAGACTGTTTACGATGTTCCAGGGATTCTTCAATACGCAGTTTAACCAATGGGACAGAGAAGCTCATATTGCTAAAAGGTTATGGAATAGCGGTGAAAAAAAAGAAATGGCTGAACGGCTGATTGCTTTCGTTGCTGCTAAATGGTTTGGCGTATGCTTGTTGAACGTGGCTATCGGAGAACTTTCTTTGACCGCTCCTTTTGAGAAAGATAAAAAAGACGATTGGAATAATCTTGCAAAAGAGCTTATCAACTACCCGTTGTCTATGGGCGGCCCCGTAGGGCAGGCAGCGAATGTTGGCGTACAGAACTTGCTAGGCATGAGAAACTACGGCTACAGACTGACTGCGGCGCAAGGCTTGATTGACAGAGGCTTTACTGTTGCAAGACGTATAAACGATGTTGTGGAAGGTAAGAAAGAGCCTAGCGAATTGGCAGAGCAGGTGGCATATGTCGGCGGCGCATGGCTTGGTATTCCTAGCGGCATCTTCAATATCATATTCAACGGTATAGATATTGCTGCTGGTGATATGGTTTTTGAACTGCAAGATATTTACAAGCGCAGACCAAAAAGCGAACGTAAAAAAGATTGACAAAAATTTCACAAAGTAGCATAGATATGAATCTCCAAAAATAGGTATATAATTAGTTAAAGTGAATTTATTAAGCGTAGATATAAAAATATATCTACGCTTTTTTTTTGGCAAAAACAATAAAAGGAGGGGAGCTATTATGATTGCTCATGTCGATAACAGAATCACATATAACGGCAATGGGAATGCAACAGAGTTTGCGTATCAGTTTAAAATTTTAGACCGGACGGACATAAAAGTTTTATTGACTGACGCAGACGGCAAAGAAAAGCTGCTGACTAAAGATTATTACGTTGATGTTGAAAAGAATGTTGTACGTTATCCAGGTTATGCAGTCGGCGCAGAAGTGCCGGAGAGTGAACGGCCGCCGGTGTTGCCGACAGGTTGGAAACTGACGATTTATAGGGAAGTGCCGGTAACGCAGGAAACGGATTTGCCAGACCAATATCCTTTTAACCAGGTTGAAGATATTGGCGATAAACTGACGATGATTGCGCAACAGCTTACCGACGTTATCGGTAGAAGTTTGAAAATCGGTGTAAGTACAAGCGCTAATATTGATACTACAATTCCGTGGGAGAACGGCAAAAGCTTTAGAATTAGTGACGATGGAAAAACTCTTGAATTGTCGGAAGACCCGGCAAAGGTTTTGCCATTGGCGCAAGGTGTTTACGCGCAGACTCAAGCACAAGCACAGAGTGCCGCTGCAAGCGCAACTGCGGCAGCAAAGAGTGAAGATAGTGCATTCGAATCAGCAGGCGTAGCAGGTAACAGCGCACAGTATGCGAGTGCATCTGCTGCAAGCGCTGCTGAAAATGCGGAGCTGACGAGTGGTTATAAGCAGGAGGCATTAACCGCCAAGGCTGACGCTACGGCATCTGCAACCAACGCAAAGGCAAGCGAAGCCAATGCCAAAATTAGCGAAAACAACGCAGAAGCCAGCAAGGAAGCGGCACAGTCTGCTGCTACTACTGCTAGTAACTTTGCAAACGCTTCAAGAAGTAGTGCAAACGAAGCACGAACTTACAGGGACAATGCTAAGAATTATAGTGAAAATGTTAATGTATTTATTCCTAGTGTGTCCTCTGCTGGTGTGTTAAGCTGGACGAATAAAGCTGGTCTGACCAATCCTGCAAGTGTGAACATCAAGGGTGCAAAAGGTGATACAGGTACTGCTGCGTCTATCACGATTGGTAGCGTGACTACAGGGGCAGCAGGTAGTAATGCAAGCGTTACCAATAGTGGTACTGCTAGTAATGCTGTGTTGAACTTTATGTTGCCCAGAGGTAAAGATGGCAAAGATGGTGGCATTACTGTTGATGCAGCACTTAGCGATACCTCTATCAACCCTGTGCAGAATAAAGTTGTAAAAGCTGCTATTGATTCCGTTGCTGCTAGTGTGCCTACTAAAGTATCTGACCTGCCAAACGATGCAGGTTATTTGACACAGCATCAATCGCTTGCTGATTACGCTAAAACGTCGGTGGCTAACACTTGGACAGCAGCGCAGACGTTAAACTTTTTGTCGGTATATTACGAAAAGTATCCTATATACATCGTAACAGGTACGAATGATACGCCGATTATATCTGCAATGATGTATAAGGCAACTAATAATTTCACACTTGATTTAGGTGCTTTGGCAATGAAAGTTGATAAGTCACAAATCTCTGTATTTAGTGCGTACTTTACAGCGGATGCAGACTATGCATTGACTATCACTAACTGTGGAACTGTTAAGTATATAGGGTCTGCATCTGATGTAGCTATTACAAGCTCCGGTTTGCTTTTAAACATTATGATGGTAAAAGATGCCAGCAATAATCTGACCAGCATCGTGCAAGCTAATAAGTTATCGTAGAGGTGGTAATATGGGCTTAAACAGAATGATGATGAAAAATGGTGAGGTAAAGGTTGAAGATGGTAGCAAGTATTGGACTTGGAATGACGCAAATAATAAAACAATTTCTTTTACTGTTCCACCGGGGATTAAGAGAATCAAAGTAACATCGTCTATTGATGGGGGTGAGGGTGACCCCGATTTAGCCAACTATGCTAACATAAAGAATACATCAACCAATAAAGTTTGGGGTGAGGGTTGGTTTTATACTACCTCTGAGGGTGAAGTCGACGATGCCGCAGATATTGATTCCATTGTAGGTGTAACACCCAATAAAACTTATAGATTGCTGTTTAATTGCTATTATACAAGTGGTGTGACTTTTTCATGGGGCAAAGCAATAAATGACATGAAACCTACAGTTGAAGATTATTAAGCAAAGGAGGAACAAAATGCAGACAAAATATAAATACAAAGACAAAACATATACTCACACCTATCCTCTTTCCGAAGCCTTAGGTAAAGAAGGTATCTTTATCCCTCTGTCTATCTCCGAAGATGCACTTAAAGACTTAGGTGTCGAAGTGGTACACGAGGAAGAAAGCATTGAAAGTATCAAAGAACATAAGATTCTTACTCTTAAAATTCAGCGTGACAATGCAGAGGTAGAGCCTATTGAGTACAAAGGTTATCTCTATGATTACGATGAGAAAGCAAGGGACAGAATCAATGCAGCTATTATTGCGTTGGAACTGCAAGGCGAAGGAGCCACAATAGAGTGGACCACGGCCGATAATGCTGATACGCCAGTAACGGCTAATGATTTAAAGATGATTATTGCTGCCGTAGCGGTGCGCTCAAACAAACTGCATACTGCATATCGTGTAGCAAAAGAAAAAGTTGAGGCAGCGACTACGGCGGCAGAAGTAGAAGCTGTGACAATGGAAGTATGACAATAGGGGTGTAATGAAATGATAGAACAGTCTTTAGATACGGCGTTAAACTCTGTGATTAACGTTATATCTGGCGGCGTAATAACGCTGCTCATCACTATGTACCGCCAGAAGAAAAAAGAAAATGACGCTCTAAAGGCTGGAGTGCAAGCTCTTCTGCGTGACCGGATTATACAGGCGTATAATCACTATGTCCAGGATAAGGGGTGGATACCGATTTACGCAAAAGAAAGCATTGATGCCTGCTACAAAAGTTATGAAGCGTTAGGCGATAACGGCGTGATTGACAATTTGATGGAGCAAATTAACGAATTACAGAACTATCCACCAAAAGATAAAAGAATGAGAGGTGAAGATAATGCGTAAGTTCTTGAACATGTTAAAGAAGGATGATAACACGTTGAGTATCGGCAGACTGTGTGCCGTGCTTGCGTTTATCTTGTTTTGCGTGATTTCTCTTTACCTTGCGTTTTTTGTTAAAACGTGGGGCAACTACGAAGCCTTTGCTATGGCTTGCGTATCGTTTATGTTGGCACAGCTTGGCAACAAGTATGTTGAAACTAAAGCAATGAAAGTGAAGAATGACGAGTAAATTTTGAGTAACGCCACTTGACTTTTTTACAAAAATGCACTTGACTAATTTTCGCTAAAAACGCTGAAAGCTAGATATAGCAATGGTTTCAAGGCGTAATAATGTTGCTTCAAAAAGTCAAGTGACACATATTTGACACACATTTTAGAAGATAAGTAACAACTTAACAAGTGAAATGTGAAATTAAGAAGTTAAATTAAAGGAGTGATAATAATGATTATTACAGGTATGGCGCATTTTGAATCGGTGTGCAAAAACAAATTAGTAGAGTGGTATAACCAATCTAACAACATCCATCATGGCCCGAATGATGTTCAGCCTATTACATTAGAAAACGTCTATGTTGTATGGGCGTGCAAAACATTGCAAAATTATAAGGCGTTGCTGTCTACGACCGTAAGCGGTGATGGTATCTATGCGGAATATACATACAACGGCGATAAGCAAGAAATGTACGAAGACGTGTACAAGAAGGCGTCCAATCGCTGCTTAAAAAGTGAGTGAGGTGATAGCTATGGACTGGAACAAAAGCCTTGCGAGAGAAATCGCAAAAGGCATTATCTCAACAGGCGTTGAAGGCGGCTATGACAGCGTAGCAAAGTCTACCGCCTATGCGTATCCGTCAATCGGTGTCAGCCAATGGGAGGGCAACAGAGCTGATGAGCTTTTGAGAGCTATTCCCGGCGGTGAAGAATTTGTCGGCAGAACCTACATTGATATTAAGGCAAGTGGCGAATTGCCGATGCTGAAAGAGCTTTTGAGAAGCGACGCAGGACAGCAGGCGCAGTTAGAACAGTTGTCACGTGACTGCCTGCAATATGTCGAGGTGCTTCAACAGGTGCCAACGTTGGATGATACACGCTGCCTTATTTATGCTGGCATGTGGTGTCCGACTAGCACTTATGTTGTAAAGCGTTTCCTGGAGAATCGTTTTGAGCGCGTCAACCTGCGTAGTCTGGAGGCGCTTTACAAGCTGTTTAAGAATTACTATTGGATTGCTGCCGATGTTGGTGAGATGTATAGAGCAGGTTACGCCAATAGAGCGGAAGCTACGTATCAGTATGTTGCTGGCATTGACTTAACAACACCGTATGGCGTACCTGCGTATGGCTTTGCTGGTAATGGAAGATAAGGAGGTGAAATCATGGAAGAATTAAAAGCTTTTGTTGCTGACAAGAAATTTTTAGTAGGCCTTGTTTTAGGCTTTACTCTCGGTGCGTTGCATCATTACTTTGCTCTCTAATCTGAATATCTAACTACAAGAAGGCGCAAATTGCACAAAAATACTTCGCCTATGAGTGCTTTGAAATTAGCACCGCTTACGATTTATCCTGCGGCGAGCTAAAGCCGCTTGTAGGCGAAGTTTGTGCGTCTGACGCGATTTATAATGTTTTGCAAATATAGGTATTTATATGAGGTAATAATGAAAGATGAAACAAGACGTAAGATTGATAAAGCTGTTAAGATTAGTCTTATTGTTGCTGGTCTTTTGCTTATCTGTAATGACGTGTACTGGCGTTGGCACGGCGGAAGCGGCACCCAAGCAAATAACGCTGTCAATCGAACAGTGGAATCAATTCAAAAATCAAACAAATCTGCTGGAAGCGAAATTGAATCTAGCAGACGAGAAATTGAAACAGCAGAAAAACACGTCAACAGAACTGCTGACGCAATTAAGCGAAGCGAAGAAACAGCTCGCTCTAACGCAAGAAGCACTGACGAACTCCAAGCGCTCATTGATGAGTGCAAAGGAATCGTTGAAGCGCAGCGAGGAATTATACGAGACGTTGATAGAGCAAATGGAATATGACCGGAAGCAGACAAACAGAATTAAAAATCAACGGAATATTTATGCAGCCGCCGCATTAATCTTTCTGCTTTGGGCAGCTGCAAAATAAAATTATTGGATGGTGTTACGATGGATGAAAAGGAACAATTACCGGCAGGCATTATTACAATGTTATTAAAAGGTTATGTAGAAACTATTGCTTTCCAAAGAAAGATAATCTGTGCCGCTTTGTTTGGATGGGCGGCAACAGCTATAGCTTTTATTTATTTAGGTAGGTGACAAGAAATGAACATACTGCTGAAGAACACGCGGGATTGGTTACAAGCTTCAACGCGCCGTTCTTTCAGCGCGGTATTAGAAGAAGCAAAGATAACACCACGGCAGGTAGAAATTTGCGAACTGAAATTTGTAAAAGGTATGACTAATTATCAAATTGCAGCGGAGCTGAATGTATCTGTTAAAACGGTAGATAAGGAATTGAATACTGCGTACAAGCAAATAACAAATGTATTATCATTCCTTTAAATGCAGGAGCCGCCTTTTAGGGCGGTTCTTTTTTTGTGGGGGAATTTGTAGGGATTGTTTTGCTAAAAATCAGTTAAACTATAAGTGAGGTGATAAGTATGTACGGACAATATAACCCTTATATGGGCGCAACACCGCAGATGCAGCAACGGCTGAATTATTTGCAGCAACAACAGCAGCAGATGTACCAACCAACCATGCAGCAGCCTATGCCTATGGCATTAAAAGGCAGAATTGTTACCGGCATGGATGAAGCAAAGGCAGCTCAAATTGACCTGGACGGAACGAGCACCTTCTTCCCGTGTCCTGCGGAAGGTAAGATTTATGAAAAACTTATAGGCTTGGACGGCTTACCAATTTTCAGAGTATACCAAATTAACAATTCGCAGAAGCAGCCTGCATATGCTGAACAAAATATTGTAGATAGATTAGTAGAACGTGTGGACAGATTGGAAAAGCAGATTGGAGGAATGAACCATGAACCCGATGCAGATAATGGCAATGTTACAGAACAGCGGTAATCCTATGATGATGCTTACGCAATTAGCACAGCAGAATCCTATGATGAGCCGTGCTATGCAAATGGGACAAGGAAAGAATGAAATGCAGTTAAAAGAAATGTACGTTAATAGAGAAGGCTATCTCAATCAATCACAAATCGCAAGAAAAGCTCGTAACCATGCAGGTTGCGGGCTTTTTCTTTACCTCCGTTATTTTCAAAAAGTGTCCACAGCTCATAGAAAATAAGCTACGTATCTAACAAGTATGTAACGGGTATGTAACACGTATGTAACAAACTATATTAAATTTATAGCCTCTAATAGCTGTTCCAACGTCTTATGAGTGTAAACCCTTTCCGTTACATCGGAGCTGGCGTGCCCCAAAATTAATTTCTTGATTTTTACGTTTACGTCTTTATCATCAAGCAGGCTTGCACAGGTGTGACGTCCGTCGCCGGGCAAGTGGTCCATCTTAAACATATTCATTACCGGTTCCCAATATTTGCTACGGTACGCGTCATAGGATATATTCTTTCCCCGCTCATCAGAGAAGATGCATTTGCCGGTGCTGCGTTCGTAGGCAGCCTTGAAGAAGTCGAAGATTTTATCAGCGAGCGGGATTCTTCTGCCACGGCCTGCCGCGGTTTTCATGCCGCCAACGAAGAATTTATTTTCAAAGTCGACGTTCGCCTTCTCAACCTTCACTAGCTCGGTGGGGCGCATGCCGGTATAACAGAGGATAAGCACAGCTTGCACTTTTATATCCTGGCTGTTCTCCCATAATATAGCAAGCTCCTTTTTGGTCAGCGGATTATGTATTCTGCTCTCAACCTGCGGCGGCAGGCTGGTAAGCTCAACATAATTCTTTACTATAATATCATTAGCAAGCGCATATTTGGCCATCAGATTACATACGATTCGGATTGCCTTCTTGGTGGCGTAGCCTTTGTCGCAGTCATTTATAATCTGCTGGAATTGCGCTGTCTTAATATTCTTGAAGGGTATATCCCATAGCGGCGCGCAGCGTTTATATGCTGCCTTATATTGGTTAGATTGCTCTTTGCCGTCGACGTAGGTTGCGGCTTCCCATCTCTCGTGTACCTGGGCGAACGTCAAGCCTACGCTTTCAACATCATAGGGCGATTGGTTGTATTCAGCCAGGGCATTAAGGGCTTCCGTGCGCTTTGCATAGTAGCCTAGTATTTTCATAAGCTGGCGACCTTCATCGGTAAAGCCCGTTGTAATGCGGACCATATACGGCCGCCGCCGGTTCCCGGTCAGCTTCGTAACAGAACCATAGCCGTTAGGTAATTTCATGTTTAGTTGCTCCTTCCTTTTTCAGTTGTTGCATTTTTTGCAACAGTTGTGGATAAACTGTGTATTGATTCTTTCAAGCGTTTATATGAAGTTATTATTCACAAATTAAACATATTATCATGATATAATATAAGTAGGTGCTCGGGGCGGCTGTGCGGTCCGGTGTAGGCGCAGTAGACGGTGCAGTTTCCGCGAACACTGATACAAGCACTATAGTACCTTCATTTTTTCGGGGTGTTGAAATGAAGATGCAATCTTGATTTTCCTTAGCTCTCCTTTTTTCTAGGTTTTCATGTGTTCAGATTCTTTATGCTAAACAACCTTCTTTCAAAATTGTGTTTACGGTTCGGCAAAAACAACAGCAACAATAGCTCACGTGTACGGCGTGGGCTATTGTTGTTTTTGTTTATTTATGAAAAGTGTGGGCCATAATATCACAAGCGATATATTCGTATGTAGAGAGATTATAAAGTATTCTTGATGGCACACCATGAGGAAATTTCTTTTCCAGCCTTCTAATAATGTTTTGTGTAAATAATTCCGTTGATATATTGTGCGAATAAAAAGATTCAGTATCAGTGCAAATCTTCAATAGAAAAGTACAACCAGCTATTCCGGATAGCGGTGAGAAAATGCCGTTTGCATATATAGATATAGCGGGTATTGGCAAGCACAGCATACCACCAATAACCAAAATTTTAAATGTGAGCTTTGCGAAACCTCCGAATACAAACTTACTAACATATATGCCGGCGTTGGCTTCTAGGTATTCTTGCATATACGGCATTGTCGGGTAGGGGTAATCAGCGTAAGCATTTCTGACAATCGTTCTTGCTCCTTCCTTGCCGTTGGTAAGAATGAAGTAGCAAATCAGTGTTATTATTGCAATCGCAAGAGAAATTTCATACATTATAAGCACTCTCCTTTGTAATAAAAAAAATAATGGGCAGCTTTTAGACTGCCCATGTCACGCCTTGCGTCAATGGCACAGCGAAAATTGTTTGATAGAGGTTCTTAATCTGTAGGCTTATAGTGTCACTGTCAACCATGTTAACCACCTCACTTTCTGTCTTTATTTGATTTAATAATAGCACATTTAAATGTAAACTGCAATTTAAATAATTACTTTTCCTAAAACTCTTTATAATGAGCGAGCTTAGTGGTAGAATATAAATAGGTTCTTAATGTTGTGATATGTACCCAGTTTTCTGGACACCGCTAAAAATTTGAATAATTATATTTACATCATGGATGCTTCTCTGAATTTAGAGGGAGGCATCCATTTTGTTTTAGCTTGAATTCTTTTGTTGTTATAATAATCGATGTACTCAGCTATAGCGTTTGAAAAAGATTCAAACGAAGGGTAATCTTTTTCAAATCCGTAGAACATCTCGTTTTTTAATCTGCCAAAGAAAGTTTCCATAATGCAGTTGTCATAGCAGTTACCTTTTCTAGACATTGATTGAATGATTCCATGCTTTTGCAGTTCATTCCTATAAAATGCGTGCTGATATTGCCATCCTTGATCTGAGTGCATAACAAGACCTTTTACAGAAGGAAAACGTTCAAATGCCTTTTTCAGCATGTCCTTTATTTGCGCCATATCTGGATGTAGAGAAAGATTGTAAGAGATTATTTCATTGCTGTTCATATCCAAAATCGGAGAAATATAACATTTGCCCCAAGGCAGATTGAACTGCGATACATCGGTTGTCCACTTTTGCAAAGGTTTTTCGGTATTGAAATCTCGATTGATGATATTATCAGCAACTTTGCCAACATCACCTTTATAGGAGTGGTATTTTTCCTTGGGACATTTTCCAAACAAGGTAAGCTGTTTCATGATTCGTTGGACACGCTTGTGATTTACACGAAAACCTCGATTCAGAAGCTCCTTATGTACGCGCCTTACACCATATCGCTTTTTGTTCTCGTTGAAGATAACAATAATTTCGGATGATAAGTCGGCATTTCGTTCGCTGACTTTATCTGTCTTGCTAAGCTCGTAATAGTACGTTGAACGCGACAGTCCAATCGCATCCAGCAAATAATTCAGTTTGTAACCTTCTTCACGCATTTTTTGGACGAGCGCAGCTTTTTCGCCTTGAGTTGCGCTGCGCATCTCTCTTCTCTCAAGGCGATTTCTTTTTTTACAATAGCAATCTCCGCTCTCAAGCGCTCATTTTCTGCTCTGAGCAGAATCATTTCTTCTCGTTCTGATGGAGTAAGTTCTGCCGGTTCTATTTTTTTCTTCATTTCAGGCTCCTTGGGTGGTCGTCCTTTTCGTTGTGCGACTAATCCCTGATACCCTTTAATTTTATAGCATCTAACCCACTGATACAAGAGACCATCGTTAATTCCTGCTGAAATAGCTGTATCCTTATTTGACGCACCAGCTAATACTTTGGCTACAAGCTCGTATTTCTCTTCTGGTAACCAAATCTTGCTATGATTTTTATGTTGTAATGCTTCTGGACCACATTTATCTTCTATCCGAGCCCAAATTCGAATTGTATTATGGAAATTTCTTTTTGGTATATCTTTAGGCGTTTCAGGCCATTTCCCTTGTCGATATAATTCTACACACTGTCTTTTGAACTTATAGCTGTATTTCATTAAAATACCCCCAATACTGGGTGTCCAGTATTGGGGGTACATATCAAGTGTGGGGATGCTTTTGTTATTTTACGCTATAATGATTCTGAGGAACTGCACTAGTCAACAAATTTTAGACACAAATCATAAAAAAATATACAACAAAAAATTATCTGTTAGTCAGATATCCGTTCGTAATGCAACTTGCGATATTGAGTTGGCGTCAGATAGTTTAACGAATAAGCTGGACGCTGTTCATTAAAGAAGTGAATATATTCTTTTACTTCATCTACAACAGGCCTTTCGCCTGTTACATGAAAATCGGTAAACATTTCTGCCTTTATCCAACCATTAATCGCTTCCATTGCTGCATTGTCGGTAGGTGTTCCGGCACGAGACATGGAATGAGTAATGCTATACATTGGCAACAAGTCGTTAAATGCCTTAGATGTGTAAACAGATCCTTGGTCTGAATGCAAGATCATTTCATATTCCGGATACTGCTTCTTTAAAGCAATTAAATCCTCCAGACCGCTAATATATGTCATACGGTCACCACGTTTGGAAGATAGAGAATGGCTTACAATTTCATTATTCCAAAGATCCATATACAATGTTAGCTCATAATAGATCCCTTTTACATAAAAAGCAGTCATATCGCTTACAATACATTGCAGTGGTCCGTCAATCTGTATTTCTGTCATAAGCAGATTAGGAAAAACACGGTATGAATCTCCTGGCTTTTTGTATTTATAATGCTTGGCTTGACTCTTAATGCCAGTGATTTTACAGCACTTATGTGCATATGCATCTGAAAGTACAAGACCAGTATCCAAACGAATCTTAGCGTTAAGCCAACGATACCCATGAGAAGGAAACTTAGCATGGTACTCTTTAAAAAGCAAAATATTGCTAAGCAGGCTCTTCATTCTTGTAGAAGGATGCGCAAGCTTCTTTTTCCAAGCATAGAAACTACTGCGCTGGATATTCATGGTTTCGCATATAAGTTTTACTGGAAATTCTCCGGAAAGCTCTAATACTACTTGGTATTCTTCTTGCCGTATAGAATTACTGTACCATCCCCTTTCACCGCATAGCCTTTTTTTAATCTGGCTTCTGCAATTCTTGCTTTAAGCAATTCACGAATTAATTCTTCCTTGGTCATGGATTGAAAGTCATCCGTATTTGCAGAAAGTGCTGGGGAATCGGGACGTATTATATTACATTTTTGTTGTTTACAATTTTTTGCAGGCAGGTTATTTGCATCTCTGTACATACGCATATAAGTGCGTGCTGTACCTTCGCAAATTTTATATAACTCTGCAGCTTGATAGCGAGTAATCTCACTGTCATATATTCGTCGACCAATGTCTAATTTTTCTTGTTTAGTGTATTTCATGGTAAACCTCCTGTTTAGACTGAAGTATTCCTTGTTCAGTGATATATATATTGGTGTATTCCATTATATATTATCTGTACAAAAAATACCCCCTCTGTGTCTAAAATAAGTTTACCACTTCAAGTATAGTGAGAGGCAAAAACAACACACTCCCGCCTCTTGCCGAAAGCAGAATCCGGATATACAAGTAGGCGCATGGGAGAAAAAATACAAAGGAGCTTTTTGATATATGCTTGTAACAAATCCCCGCAGAATTAATCATGAACAGCTGCGAATCTTGGCTAGAAATGCCAAAGGCGGTATCACTCACATCTATCTGCATTGGACGGCAGGAACCTACGAGCAGGTTTTTGATGATTACCACATCAACATTGGCGAGCAGGGCGAGCTTTACCTCACCTGCAACATGCTGCGCGAATATAAATCGCATACCTGGCGTCGCAACAGTCGCTCCATTGGCGTCACTCTCTGTTGCGCTAAGGATGCAATCCTTGCCTACAAATGCAATCCTGTGTTTGGCGCATATCCACCGACTGAACTTCAAGTGGAACAGATGGCGATTGTAGTCGCTATACTGTGTCATGAGCTGGAACTTGAAATCAATAACGATACAGTTCTGACGCATGCCGAAGCAGCCAGTCGCGACCAATACGGTCCCGGTCAAGGTGATCCCGATATGCGCTGGGATTTGTACATGCTCAAAGGCATGCCGGAAACGAGGGCCCTGCGCCCGGGAGGCGTGCTGCTGCGAAAAAAAGCTTTGGCGTATTTGCACAGTATGCTCAGGGACAAGCTGCTGCAGCCACATGAAGCTGAAGTGGAACAGCCTGAGCTGCTGGCGGCGTGA